TTGCTGGCTCATGGGTGCAGATTTTTGCAATCGCGGCTAACAAATACATGGTTACTGGCACGGTGCTTGGTACAGGTACTGTTGCTACACCATTTGCTAACTCCTAATCAACCCAAGGGGCTTTGGCCCCGTTTTTAAAGGAGATTGATTATGATGCAAACTGACGTTAAATCGGGCCACCTAAACAACTCTGGTTTTGTTGTTTTAGGTCGCAATAGGCTCAAAGCTATTTCTATGGTTGGTACAGCTACGGCTGGAACACTAGATATCTTTGACACGACTACAGCACCCGTTTCTGCTACGTATGCAAGAAGTGGAACAACTATTACCGTTACCAAGAGCGCACACGGTTTAGTTAATGGATCAACAGTTGGTATTGCTTTTGCAACAGCAAGCGGAACATCCGGAACAAACGGCAACTACGTAATTACAGTAACTTCTTCTAGCACCTTTACAGTTACAGACATTAACTCTGGGACTATTGCCGGTGGAACAGTGGCTGTATACGCACCACTGTGGCTTGCTAGTTACGATATTGGCGCGGCTGATTTGTTTGGTAACTTTGCGTTGATTCCCGGCGAGGGGATACTGGTTAGAAACGGTATCTACTTAAGCATGAGCAACATAACTTCTGCTAACGTTTACTATGGCTGAAAAAAGACAGGCAACCCTGACGGGACGCAAGCTGTTCATAGGCATTCCAGCCTATGACGGCAAGCTAAACATCAAGACAGCTTTTGCTCTGGCGCAGTTAATGCCTAAAGCAATGAGCCTTGGTGTGTCCATCACGTTGTCTGATCTTTCTAACTGCTCAATCATTACCATGGCTCGTAACGCCTTGGTACACGAATTCTTAAAGACAGACTGCACAGAGCTTCTGTTTATTGATGCGGATGTCATTGTCAGTCCTGACGACATTCTGCGTTTAATGGCTCAAAGTAACGGCAAAGACATTACTGCGGGTGCTTACCCACGCAGAGCCAAAGACGCTAAGTTCTTTGCAGATATTTACTACGATGAGAATGATGAGCCAGAGTTTGAAGGCTCTTTAATGCGTTTAAAAAGAGCGCCTACTGGGTTTATGCTAATCCAGCGCCACGTTATTGAGCAGATGGTTTTTGCTCATCCTGAATGGACTTACGAAAAATCTCCAACAGAAAAGATGTCAGCAGTGTTTGACTTTGCCATTGTGGATGGCAAGTATGTTGGTGAAGATTATTTGTTCTGTGACAGAGCAACGCAGATGGGATTCACGGTTTACCTTGATGTAGACATCAGTCTTCCTCATGTTGGGCAAGAGACATTTGAGCGGAACTTCCGTGAAGAGGTTGTCATGCCTATTCTTGAGAACATCTACCAATCCAAACTGAAAGTCGTAAATGGCTAAATCACCAGCATGGCAGAGGAAAGAAGGAAAATTGGAGAAGGGTGGTTTAAACGCCAAAGGCCGAGCCTCTGCGAAAGCGCAAGGTATGAATTTGAAACCTCCCCAGCCAGAAGGCGGCTCCCGGCGCGACTCTTTCTGTGCGAGGATGGGCGGAATGAAAAAGAAATTAACAAGCGAGAAGACGGCAAAAGACCCAAACTCTCGCATCAACAAGGCTCTTAGGGCTTGGAATTGCTAAGGATAAATCATGGCATTCAAAAAACCAAAAGTAGTAGAAAATCTTCGCAGATACGGCCCATCAGCATCATCCAATATTGGAAAGCTGGAAGAGATGGCCGCATTGGCAAATTCTCGCCAGCCAAAATCTGAGAAAGAAATGATTGGCCGCAACATTATGGCTGCTGCTGGCATGTCTCAAGATCAAGCTGGAACATCTGACTTAGCTAAAGAGCTTAGAGAGCTTGGCGATCAATACAGACGCGAATCCCGTGGAACAGTTCCTGTACAAGAAGAAGATAAGATGAAAAAAGGCGGCAAAGTTTCTTCCGCCTCTAAACGTGGCGATGGTATTGCTAAGCGCGGCAGAACCAAGGGGCGGATACTGTAATGGACTATCATGCTCTTTGGTCAGCAGCTTTATCTGTCATCCTTGGGGTTGGCGGATTCTTTCTGCGTGAAAAGTTTGCTGAAGTTAAAGAAATAGCTTCTGAGCTAAAGCGAGTTGAGCGGTTACTCAACATAACACGAGAGGAGAACCATCGTGATTTTATTACTAAAGCAGAAGTTCAACGAATTTCTGACCACATTGACCAACGCTTTAACAGGCTTGAAGAAAAAATTGACCAACTTATTCGCCAAAAAGGATAATGATGCCAAGCACGAGTAAGAAACAACACAATTTCATGGCCGCGATTGCTAATTCGCCATCGTTTGCTAAGAAAGCCGGAGTCCCTATGTCAGTAGGGAAAGACTTTGTAACTGCCGATAAAGGCAAAAAATTCTCTAAAGGTGGTGATACTATGGCTGGAAAAATGGATCCAAAAATGATGGCTATGTTAATGGCTAAAAAACGTGCCATGAGCGGTGCTCCGCAACCTGCCATGCCTATGGGTGGCATGAAAAAAGGCGGTATGGCTAAGAGCGACATGAAAGAAGATATGAAGGCTGATCTGAAACAAGATAAGTCCATGATGCAGAAGGCCGTGAACAAACACGAAGGCCGCTTGCACAAAGGCGCGTCTATGACCAAGTTGGCTAGAGGTGGCGGCATTGAGTCCAAGGGTAAAACCAAGGGCAAGATGATTGTTATGAAGTCCGGCGGTAAAGCCTGCTAAGGAGCAATCATGGGTATTAAAGAAAAAATTGTTGAAATGATGGACATGATGCCATCTAAAAAAGCTGAGCGTGAATCTCAAGCTGAGATGCGCAGAGAGTCTCGCGGTATTCCAAAGCCAACTAATTTTGATGCTATTGAGGAGGCTAAGCTTGATGCTCAAGATGCACGAGATCGCGCTAAGATTAAATCTATGGGCTATGCAAAAGGCGGTAAAGTCTCTTCTGCATCTAAACGTGCTGATGGTTGCGCCACTAAAGGTAAAACCAAGGGCACAATGGTCAAGATGAACTACGGCGGCAAGTGCTAACATGATAGCAAGCCGTGGAATGGGAGCAATGTCTCCCAGTAAAATGCCCAAAGGTGTGCGTAAAGCTCGCCGCGATGACACTGACTTCACTCAGTATGCTGAAGGTGGTAAAGTGAATGCTGCTGGCAACTACACAAAACCAAGTCTTCGCAAGAAGATTGTGTCTAGAGTTAAAGCTGCGGCAACTCATGGCACTAAGGCGGGACAGTGGTCAGCCCGTAAAGCACAACTTGTAGCCAAGAAGTACAAAGAAGCCGGTGGAGGATATAAAGATTGAAAGCTCCTCAGAAATCGCTGAAGGACTGGGGCGACCAGAAATGGCGCACTAAGTCTGGTAAACCGTCAAGTAAGACGGGGGAGCGATATTTGCCTGAAGCAGCCATTAAATCTTTGTCTCCTCAAGAATATGCGGCCACAACCAAAGCCAAACGTGCTGGCAAAGCATCTGGCAAACAGTTTGTAGCCCAACCTAAAACGATTGCAAAGAAAACGGCAGGATTTAGATGACCACTACCGGCTCAACCATTTTCAATATGGACTTCACGGAGATTGCCGAGGAAGCTTGGGAACGGGCCGGTCGTGAAATGCGTTCTGGCTATGACCTTAGAACAGCTCGTCGTTCTATGAATCTTATGACCATTGAGTGGCAGAACAAGGGTATCAATATGTGGACAATGGAGCAGGGGATCATTAACCTGACTCCCGGCCTAGCTACATACGCACTGCCAACAGATACCATTGACCTGATGGAGCACGTAATCCGTACGGGATCTAATACAGCATCAACACAGGCTGACTTAACCGTTTCTCGTATTAGTGTTTCTACCTATGCGACTATTCCAAACAAATTACAACAAGCCCGTCCAATCCAAGTTTGGATTCAACGTTTGTCTGGTCAAACAAACCCAACAACAGCCGTGTTGGATGGTGCAATTACATCTACAGACACAACCATTACGCTAAGTACCATTGTTGGCTTGGCCGGATCAGGCTTTATCCGCATTGGTACTGAAGATATCTACTACACCTATGTATCAGGGAATGTCCTTGGTGGTGTATTCCGTGGTCAAAACAATACTACGGCGGCGGCTCAAGCAGATGGAGCCGCAGTCTTTGTTCCCCAACTTCCGGCTGTAACTTTATGGCCTACGCCAGACAACTCCACAACATATCAATTTGTGTACTGGAGACTGCGCCGGGTTCAGGATGCTGGCGCTGGTATTGAGACATCTGACATGAACTTTCGCTTCCTGCCGTGTTTGGTGGCGGGTTTGGCATACCATATTGCAATCAAAGTGCCTGAGCTAATGCCTCGCATTCAATTGCTCAAACAAATTTACGATGAAACGTTTGAGACTGCCGCTGGTGAAGACCGTGAGAAGGCTCCCGTTAGATTTGTACCCCGTCAGATGTATATTGGAAGCTCATAATGCGACTTTCCAAAGAAGAACTTAGTGAGCGACGCAAAGCCCACTATCAGGCGAATAAAGAGCGCATAAAAGCGTGTGCCCGAAATTATCGCGCAGCTAATAAAGAACGCAAAGCATTGATGGATAAAAGCTACTACGAACAGAATAAAGAAAAAGTTCAGAAGTATTTGTCACAATACAAGAAAATGTACCGACAATCTAATGCTGGAAAGTTAAATGCGCAAGAAGCTAAACGAAGAGCGGCTAAAGTTCAACGCACACCTGTATGGTTAACCAATTTTGACTGGTTAAAAATACAATGCCTATACCAAGTGGCTGCCATGTACTCAAAAGAAAGTGGTGAGCCTTGGCACGTAGATCATATAATTCCCTTGCAGGGTAAATTAGCGTCGGGCTTGCATGTGCCAAACAATCTGCAGGTAATACCCGGGGCAACAAACATGGCAAAACGTAACAAGTTTGAGGTGTATTTTGGGTAACAGATTTGCATCCGGCAAGATAGCGATTGCTGAATGTGATCGCTGTGGACAGCAGTTTAAACTTAAAAAGCTTAAGACTGAGATCATTAAGCAACGTAAGTATGAGCTATTAGTTTGCCCTGAATGCTGGGATCCAGATCAACCGCAGTTAATGTTGGGAACTTTCCCGGTAGATGATCCACAGGCTTTGCGTAACCCACGAAGGGATACAACCTATGTAACTTCTGGGGTGAACTCAAACGGTAATCTGTCCGGGGGTTCAAGGGACATACAGTGGGGGTGGAACCCGGTTGGCGGGGCTAGTAATTTTGATGCAGGAATGACACCAAACTACTTGGTGGCAACGACATTTGTTGGTACAGTCTCTATATCTTAAGGAGTTTAAACATGGCATATACACGATCAGCTGACGGCATTGCAAAAAAGGGCAAAACCGAAGGTAAAAACTTAGGCGATAGCGGCCCTTCCGTTGGCATAATGAATGGCGGAAAAGGTAAGGGTAAGGGCAAGACCAATACAGACATGAAGTCAATGGGTCGTAACTTGGCAAAAATTGCCGCACAGAAACGAGGCTAATCATGGCTACATTTAGCAAAAAAATGATGGGCAAAGAAGTTGGCGATGCCAGCGTTTATGCCAAACCACATACCATGACTGGTAAAGAAGTTAAAGCTTCTTCCAATCCCGGTTCTGGCCCTGACCATAGCGATGCTGGTACAGTCAATATGTCTGTTGGCAACATTACTCGTCGCCCACAGCCAGCGGCTAAGACCAGTGGAATTAAAGTCCGTGGTACTGGCGCGGCTACTAAAGGCTTGATGGCAAGAGGCCCGATGGCATGAACTACACCCAGCTTGTCACGCAGGTAGGTGATTACTGCGAGAACTCTTTCCCAACTGACAATATGAATACGTTCATACGTCAGGCGGAACAGCGCATTTATAACACTGCGCAACCCGCTAATTTGCGAAAGAACGTGACAGGCACAATTACCTCTACAAACAAGTATTTGTCTGCTCCAGAGGATTTTCTGTCTGTGTATAGCCTTGCGGTATACCCGCAGAACACTACAACTGCCACCGGCACTGCTGGTGCTAAAACAATTGTGGTGGCTTCTGCTACGGGTATCGCGGTGGGTCAGCAAGTAACAGGTTCAGGAATTGGCACTAACGCCCAAGTTCGCAGTATTAGTGGAACTACAATTTCTTTGACTGTTGCCAATGCAACCACAATTTCTAGCTCAGTAACCTTTCAAGGTGACTACGTATACTTATTGACCAAAGATGTGAACTTCATCCGTGAAGCATATCCTTTGTCGGCTTATGTATCTGAACCTAAACACTATGCACTGTTTGGCCCAACTGTCACTTCTGGCGGTGTCATTACAAATGAGTTGTCAATCATTGTTGGCCCAACGCCCAATGCAACATACGTTGCGGAACTTCATTATTACTACTACCCAGAGTCTATTGTTACAGCCGGTACTACTTGGCTTGGCGATAACTTTGATTCTGTATTGCTGTACGGCACAATCTGTGAAGCCCTCGTTTACATGAAGGGTGAGCAGGACATGGTTCAGCTTGCGCAAGGACGTTATACACAAGCTATTGCTCTGTATAAAAACCTTGGCGATGGCAAACAACGTGGCGATGCATACAGAGATGGACAGGTTGCGGTTCAAGTATCATGAGTTCAATTGTACAAACCCAAACCACCAGCTTCAAAACGGAGTTGTACCAAGCTGTTCACAACATGCTCACGAACACGCTCAAGATTGCGCTGTACACGGCAAACGCAGATTTAAACGAAGCTACCACCATTTACTCTGCAACCAATGAAGTAACCGGGACTGGGTACGTGGCAGGCGGGGTAACTTTAACAGGCGTTACTCTTAACTCTGACGGCTATACGGCTTACATTAACTTTAGCAACGTTGTATTTAACGCCGCAGTGACTGCCCGCTGTGCTTTGATCTACAACGTGACTCAGGGTAATAAGTCTGTTGCTGTGCTGGACTTTGGTTCAGACAAAACATCCACCAATTTCACAATTACAATGCCTGCCAATACTGCATCGGCAGCTCTTATCAGGAGTTCAAATTGATCGTTACCACCACCAAAGGCGAAATGGATGATTCTCTTCTTGAGAAAAAAGAAGGGGTCGTAGATAATGACAATGAAAACACCACTTGGGTGGAGTATTGGTTAGAGGGTGAATTGGTTCACCGTTCTGTCCATGTGACGCTGAAAAAACCATTAACCTACGTGGCTGCTGAAGCCGCTTCAATTGCATAAGGAGCCACCATGGCAAACACACAGAGCATGACTACAAGCTTCATGGGCGAACTCATGACAGCTACCCACAATTTTGGTACTGCACCGACAAGGGGAACATCAGCGGCTGATACATTCAAAGCAGCGTTGTATTTAACATCAGCCACTGTTAACGCTTCTACTACAGCTTACTCGGCAACGAATGAAGTTTCTGGTACAGGCTACACGGCTGGCGGTGTAACAGTAACAAACGCAACGGCTCCAATCGCTACCAACAGCTCTGCAACTGCTGGCGTAGCTTACTGGACACCTTCAGCTTCTATTACTTACACGACTGTGACTTTGACCACAGCGTTTGATGCGGTTCTGATCTATAACAGCACCCAGTCTAACAAGGCGGTTTCTGTTCACACCTTCGGTTCACAGACCATTACAGCTGGTACGTTCACTCTGACCATGCCTTCCAACACCACAACAACCGCATTGTTGCGCTTGTCCACAACCTAAAAGGTAAGCCATGTCTCTCGGCTGGGGCGACGGCGCGTGGGGGAGTAATGGCTGGGGCGGTACTCTCGATGCAACAGGAGTTGCCGCCACTGGTGCGGTTGGCTCCGTTACGTCTGACCGTACAGTTGCCCTTTCAGGCGTTGGCGCTTCTGGTTTAGTCGGGGATATTGTTGAGTCTATTGTCATCCCGGAGCAGGGTGATGAGGCATTAGGTGAAGTTGGTTCTGTAACAA